TTATTTTTGATAGAATGATTATATCTTTGTAAAAGCCTAAAACAACGAGCCTCTGGCAGATATAAAGCCTAAAAAATGTGTTCATCCAAAATTGGTTTGTAGCGTACCTATAAGGAATTGAAACATAACNTCCCCCGGCCCCACCGGGGCTGGGGGAGAAAGTTTGTAGCGTACCTATAAGGAATTGAAACCTCGAAATGATGGACGGCATCGAAGCATGGGAGGAAGTTTGTAGCGTACCTATAAGGAATTGAAACCGGTGTCTGCATGACCTACGGCCGAAACTACATCTGTAGGAATGTCTTCAGGTGTAATTTCTTCAAAGCGGACTACCCCCCCTTTTTGTAACATTTGAATACTGAAAGCGTTCACAAGATACTTTTTCATTTAAATCACTCCTTTTTTATTTCCTCCCCTCTCCGCGCCCTTTTCCCGGCGCGGTAGGGTATTTTCGGAGCTTCTCCGCTCCCTTTCCGGTCCTCATCAGAGGGCCGGGCAGGCAGGGGAGAAACCCCCTAGCCTACAATTCTTCCTTCAGTTCCGCGNTCTTCTGANCGAATTTTCCTTGTGCCCACTCAGGGGCATCAATAGATTTTACCTGGTCGNCNANGNCNNTAAGGATACGCTGATAGGCTGCCGGATCAATTTCTCTCAATATATCGAGAGTAGGGTAACAACCTTTTTCCTGTACGGTCCGCTCAAATTCGGGATACCGATCGCCAAGCTCATTCTGTATCCATTCGGTTTCATCTTCCGCTTCCCACATATCGAAATCTTTCAGGGAAGCAATGTAGATAGCCCGGCCATCATATACCCTGCCATCCATAGAGTTCGGGGACTCCTTCACAATGTAAAGCTCCCCATCATCATCGAGAATGAGGGAATTGTCGGCACGGAAAGAACCCCACTGTTCGTCGTGATTGTGTGCGGCCTGGAGGTATAGCTCCTCCAGTTTTTCGAGGATCTCTTCTTCTTTTTCCTCGACCATCTTTAACCACTCGCTGTTGGTCATTGTCATTTTTAAAACCTCCTTTCGGCGTAGGTCGCCACCCTAGTTATTCCTCTATTCTCCAAGGGCTTTTAAAATCTCTGCAATTGTTTCTTCGTCCGCTTGATTGTTCCAATTTTCCTCCCATGCTTCGATGCCGTCCATCATTTCNANCAAAACCTCTTCTCCGATGATGTAATACAGCATGTTTATTAGTTTTTCCGGGTCGCTTAAGTCCGTGTATATTTCGCCGAAATTGTCTTTTTCGTAGGTTTGTATTTTTTCTAGTGCTTCAAAAACGCCATATTCCTCGAGTGCTTTTTTTGCCTCATATGTTCCTATGATGTAATAATTCGTGTTAAATACTTCGTTGTGTAGGTCGCAATAGTACCCGGAATAACCGTTTTTTAATGTTTCAATGATTGCCTCTCTTGCTTCCTCTCTCATAGCTTCTTCATCGTAATGTTTCATGATATTACCTCCTTTTTTTATTTTTTATTTTCCCTTACTTCCTGTGCAAATTATACCATGCAAGCTCGCTCGTTGTCAAGCTTTTTTTTTAAAAAAATTAAAAATTTTTTTTCCAAAAAACCTAGTAACCATGCGGTTTTGCGGACTTCGACAAAAATAGTCAAAAAATTTTAAGGGAAGTGAATTTCTTCGTATTTCGCATTGAAAAAAATATTCTTCGGATACGAAGAATTTCAAATTGGGCGTGGTAGTATGGTATAGAGGGAAAATATCAATGTTTTTTTCTTCAGGAGGGGGATGGATGACAGAGAAAATCAGAATGAATGTTCCGTATTTTCAGGTACCGAATTCTATTTTTGATCTGGACATCATTATTTCTGTTGATGAAGTTGTACACGGCCGGAAAATGAGGATAAATCGGGAGATGCGGGCCTCAGAAAAACTGGTCTATATCTATTTGTGCAGGTGCGCGAATCATGGGAGCAGGGCGTTTCCTTCGTATGCGGATATAGCCAGAAAGTGTGGAATATCGAAAAGCACCGCGATAAGGGCTATTGAAGTCCTGCGGGAGAACGGATTTCTAAAAAAGTTTTCCCGGCAGCTGCAGTCGAATGTATACGAACTCGTAGAACCTGAGGAAGTAGCAGGAATAGAGCTCACTTGTGAATAATTTCACAAACAACCTAGTGACATAGTGACACTACCTTATTCACAACCTAGTGACATGGTGACACTACCTTATACAACCTAGTGACATAGTGACACCCCCCTAGTGACATGATGTCACCCAGAAAAAGAACAAATTAAAAAGAACTAATAAAATAAAATATATAGGCTTACGCCTATATTTTTAATTTTGCTGTTGCAGGAGAAAGATTGTTACAGGCAGGTGAAAAACCTGCTTTTTGTATACAGGCATTGCAATCGCCTAGGAGGTGATGATAGTGGAGAAGGAAATAATCGAGAGAAACGAAAGCGAGTTTCGGCATATATCGCATATGAAAAAGCGCGCCTTCCTAGCGGCTTTCGCAGAATGCGGAACTGTTACGCACGCTGCAGAAATAGCAGGAATTTCCAGACGGATGGTGCAGTACTGGAAAAAGGATGATCCGGAGTTTGCGGAAGCGTTCAAGGTTGCCGAAGAAAAAGCAGCGGACCGGCTGGAGCAAGAAGCGCGGCGGCGGGCTATTGAAGGTGTAGCCGAGCCCGTGTACCATCAGGGAAAGGTAGTCGGCACTGTGCAGAAGTACTCTGATACCCTGCTCATATTTCTGCTGAAAGGTGCACGTCCGGATAAATACCGGGAGCGGGTGNCNCAGGAAATCACCGGTAAGGGCGGCGGACCTATTGAAGCCAGTATCCGGGCTGANGTGNCCNAGCTNACGCCTGAAGAACGNAAACAGCGGATCGCCGAACTGCTGAAAAAGAGGGAGCAGGAAAATGTCTCTGACGGAAGCTGAAGAAATCGAACTCATGCTTCTATTGGAAGCGGAAGCAGCCGAATCTGACATAGTGGAATGGATCAGGGCAAATCAGATTGTGAACGAGAAGGGCGACCCAATCGAGTTTGAGCGTCATCGTTTCCTACTGGACATCTACCGGGACGAATCGCCGAAGCTGTGCGTGATGAAGTGCTCCCAGGTTGGCCTTTCTACTGCGGCCATCCTGAAAGAGTTTTACATGGCCGCGAAACGGGGATTTAACTGCATCCACACCCTGCCAACTGACGATGATGTACGGGCGTTTGTACGGTCGAAGGTGAACCCGATCATTGAGCGAAATCCGGCCATCAGGGAGAAACTTATAGGGAGCACCGACAACATCTATCAGAAGCAGGTAGGGGAGTCATTCATCTTCTGGCAGGGCACGAAGGGCGAAAGCAAAGGTATCATGATCACTTCTGATCTGAACTTCCATGACGAGTTGGATAGGTCCGACATCGGGAAGGTAGAAACGTATCATTCCAGGCTGGCACACAGCCAATTTAAGGGCGAGTGGTTCTTCTCAAACCCCAGCCGTCCCAATGTCGGCATAGACGTTTATTGGCAAATGTCGGACAAAAAACGCTGGCATGTGAAATGCCCGCACTGTGGGGAATGGCAGGAGTTAGACTTTTTCGTGATCGTATGCTGGGTCAAGAAAGCCTTCATCTGCCGGAAGTGTCGGGGAGTGTTGGATGATGAGACCAGGATGAATGGCGAATGGGTGGCAGAGTATCCGGGCCGGGAGTGGTCCGGGTATCACATATCCCAGCTTATCGCGCCGTGGATATCTGCAGCGGAGATCCTCGAGCAGGAACAGACGAAAAGCCAGGAGTATTTCTACAACTTCGTTTTAGGTTTGCCGGTGATAGGTGGGGCCAACAGCGTGAGCCGGACCATCATACTGCAGAACTGCACGCTGGATATGCCGAAGCAGCCTCGTTTCAACCTGCTGGGTGTTGATGTTGGGAAGGTTCTCCACTGTGTTCAGGGGAATGAATGGGGCATCACGAAAGTGTTTACCTTGCCGGATTAGGATTCACTTGAAAAATACTTCCGGCAGCAGGGTATCAATCTGTGTGTGGTTGACAATGCTCCGGATACCGAAGAAGCAGCGCGGTTTGTGAAGCGTCATCCGGGCCGGGCGTATCGTGCCATCTATGACTACGATGACAAGCGGAAAGAAGCTGTCGAATTCATCGAAAGGGGCGAAAAATCCGGCATAGTCAGGATTCATCGAACCCGCGCTATTGATGCGCTGATTGAAACCTACGAAAAATCGGAAGTGTCGGTTTTCCTGAAACCGAATGACCCGCAGCTTGTAGGGAAGCAGAAGGCGGGAGTTATAGAGGACTGCCTTTGTGACCATTGGGAAACATTGTATATCATTGGTGAGGATGGCGTAGACAAGAACCTGGTAAAGAAAGACAAGATGGGGAATGTCATTCGGACATGGGAGAACGCAGGGCCGGATCACTTCGTTCATGCGAATGTGTACTATGAGGTTGCGCGGCAGAAGAAACTACCGGCAGCCAACATGCCGGAAGACCTGCCTAGGAGTGTTCCCAGGAGCAGGTTGAGCAGTTATACAGGATATTAAAGGCGGTGTTTATATGCCTTACAAATCCGAAGCGCAGAGGCGCTTTTTTAATGCGAATAGAGCGATGTTAGAGGCACAGGGCGTGGATGTTGACGAATGGAACCGGAAAAGCAGGGGGATGAAGTTGCCTCTGTTTGCTAGATTGGTCAGGAAGAAACGGAGAAAAAAGGGGGTGAAGCGGTGAGCAAAGAGGACAGGAGAGAGAAGCAGAAAAACCTGATACTGTCACGGTTTCATTGGTCCAAAAATTGGCGGGCACCCTGGGATGCAAAGTGGCTGCGCTGGTACAAACTGTACCGGGGAGTAGTGCCGGAACTGCCGGACTTTGAAAAGGACAGGTCTAATCTGCATATCCCTTATACTTACAGCACGATTGATACGATCCGTTCCAAACTGCTTTCTGCCGTGCTTGCGCATCGCCCCTGGATTTCATTCGTGCCGAAAGACGAAAACGATGTAGAGAACGCAAAGAACATGGAGGCCCTCGTGGACTTCCAGCTTACCAGAACTGATGCTGACAGTATGCTGAAGTTTTATGTACTGATCACCGATATGTTGATCTACGGGGCATGTCCTTTTGAAACCGGCTGGCGGTATGAGACCATAACCGTAAAACAGAGGGTGCCAGTGACAAGAAAAGGCGTGTTCATAGGATACGATATTCAGGATGTTGAGGTTGTTATATGGGATGATCCAGACTGGCAGCCGTTCTCTATTTATGACCTTTTCCCCGACCCTGAAGGGACATCTATAGAGGATTGCGAATGGGTTATACGGCGCAAGTATATTTCACAGGAGGAACTAGAAAAGCGGGTTGACCTGGGGATATACAAACTGCAGGGTGACGACTGGGAGCAGATTAAAGAAGGGGCTGACCGGATCAATGAGGGCAAGCAGGACCGGATGGCAGCCATCGGCGCATCATGGGAGACTGCCGGTGCTGGCGGAGATGTGGGCAGCGTCAGGCATGAGCTGTTGGAGATGTGGGAAGATGACCACGTTTCTACACTCATAAACCAGGTGCGGGTTATCCGGGATGAAGAGAACCCGTTCTGGCACGGGAAAAAGCCTTTTGGATTGGCAAAGATTGACCCGCTAAATGGGGAGCTTTACGGCTTGTCTGTTGTTGAGGTAATGGAGCACCTGCAGGAAGAGTTAAACACCACCAGGAACCAGCGCATAGACGCCAACAATCTTTCGATTTACGGCATGTGGAAAGCTCTGAAGGACAGCGGGCTTGATCCCAAAGACCTGGTGCCGAGACCCGGCGGTATTATTTGGTTGGATTCTCTTGAAGGGTTGGAAGAGGTAAAACTTACACCGCCTCCTGTTGAGACATATCAGGAAGAAGCGATCATCAAAGAGGACATCCAAGAATCCACAGCCACCTATGCGGAAACAAGGGGAGCAGTTTCCGAAGGTGCCAAGACAGCTACCGAACACGCTATAAGGGAGCGTTCTATATCTATCAGGTTTGACGTGAAGGCAAAGCTATTTGAATCTTGCGGGCTTAAGTGGTTAGGCTTTTTCTATGACCAGTTGAACCAACAGTTTATTGATGGTGAGCGGAAAATACGCTCAAAGGACGAAGAGGGGAATTATAACTTTAATACCTTGAGGCCGGAGAATCTTACCGGAAGGTATGAGTATGTACCTGCCGGATCGAATGTTGAGGCTACACTGTCAAAACTCTCATACAGAGAAGACATCACTACTCTGTATTCACTCATGAAAAATGACCCCGGAGTACGCCAGTACGAACTGAAGAAGAGAGTGTTCGAGGCATACGGCATCAAGGACATTGAAAAACTGCTGAAGTCTGAAAATGAAATTGAGCAGGANCAGGCAGAGTTAGTGCAGCAGGTTACAGGACAGCAGGGAGCCAATGAGCTGCTACCCGAAGAACAGGCAATACAGAGACAACCTGAACCTATTGGCTTTGAGGCTATAGCGCAGCAGTTAGGGGGTGGTGGGTATTGGATGAAGTAAAATTAGGTGCTGCGCTTGAGGAAATGACTCTTTCCGAAGGCTGGCGGCACATTGAAGAGTGGATAAAACAGAGGGAAAAGACTATAGTAAACGCTTTAAAGTCCCGAAATTTTACCCGGGTGGCAGAAGTGACGAAACTGCAGGGAGAATTAGAGGCATATTCCAAACTGATTAACGAAGTTAGGCACCGGATAGAGCAGGGGCAAAAAGCAAGGGAAAAACAAGAATAAAAAGACTGGCAAACAGGAGGAAAAGCCTGTTTGTCGCATATTAAGGAGGTTTTATCGTGGGGATGTTTGACGGTTTGGGTGTAAACCCTGACGAATTGACTGATGATGTTTTGACTGCCGGTACTGATGATGGAAAGAAGGAGGGGGAGCAGGAGGAACCGCAGGAAGAAGAGCAGCAGGAACAGGACCAGGTAGAACAGCTAGAACAGCAGCAGGTAGAGCAGCAGAATGAACAGCAAGGGGAACAGCAAGAACAGCAGCAGGGTGCTCAGGAAGCACTGCTATTACAGCAGTTGCAGCAGATGCAAGCAAGGATTCAGGAGTTGGAGCAACAGCTACAACAGCCGCAGCAACAGGATGAGCAGCAAGAAGGAGAGGAATGGACTGAAGAGCAGTGGCAGCAGTTTGACGACCAATTTCTGCAGGAATTCTCACAAGCACCAGGACGTGCAGTCTTTAACCTGATAGCTAACATGTTGGAGCAGTATGTTAGCCCTTTATATTCGTATCTACAAGAACAAAATGCAGAACAGCAGAAGATGGATNTCATAGAAAACGAGCTTATCGCAATGATTCAGGCTACAGATGCGAAAGGGCAGCCGCTTTACCCTGACATTGAGGAGTTAGCGGATGATTTAGATGCATACCTAGAGGAACATCCTGAACTACTTGATGTCATTGCAGACCAGGGTGTAAGGCGGAGTAAAGGTGAGATTAAAGACGGCGATTTCGGCATATTAGATACTCTCTACCGCGCTGTGAAGGCCGGGGCGGCAGAGAAGTTAGGGCAACAGGCGTATCAGAAGGGTCTTCAGCAAGGAGTACAGCAAGTGCAGAACAAAAAAAAGGCAGAGCTCCAAAAAGCAGGAGCAACCAACCCGAACCCTGCGCCGACACCGGAGGAACAGGTTATCAATGAGATGATGTCTTTCCGGCGGCATGGGCTGTTCGGGTAATTCATTTAAAAGGGGTGATAAAAAATGGCTGTAGGAACCAATACCATTGCAGAACACAGGCTAAGAATAGACATGTCGGAGAAGATTGCGGAGCTTGAGCCAAATGCCAGCCCGCTTATCACTTTGACAAAGAAGATGAAGAGAAGAAGGGTTGTAACTAACCCGGAGTTTAACTGGATGGAGCAGGACCCCGGGAATCGCTGGGATGCGATTAACAATGCTGCTGGTTATGATAACAACGCAACCGTATGGGCAGTTGACAATGCTGGCTATTTTCGGGTTGGAGATATTGTGCAGGTCCCAAGCACAACTGAAGTTGTGCTGGTTACCGCTGTTGATAATACAGGGAATACCATAACTGTTATTCGTGGATGGGGAGATTCTACTACTGCTTCATTGGTAGGTGATGAACAGTTAGTTATTCTAGGCAATGCCAATGAAGAGGGCGCAAAGCTGCGTGAAATTAAGACAACCGAGCCTGTAAAAAAGACTAATTATACTCAGATTTTGCGTACTCCTGTTGGCGTCACCAATACTCTTGCTGCCACCTCTACCTACGGTCCGAAGGCGATGGCGTACTATCGCCATTTGGACGGTATAAACCACGCTATTGACATGGAGCGTACCATGTGGATGGGCAAGAAAGG